CGCCGGCCCCCGCCCCCCCCCCCCCCCCCCGGCGGCCCGGCCCCCCCCCCCCGGCGCCGGCCGGGGCGGCGCTTTCGGCCCCGGGGCCGGCGGTCGGGGACCCGCGGGGGGGCGGGTTTCAGGAGGCGTTCAGGTTTGTATTGGGGCAGGAGGTGCCGTGGCGGGACCGGGAGCATCCTGGGGGGGTGTTGCTGGAGGGGCGGGACGGGGATGCGGGGTTGGATCCGGTAGCTGGGCGGGAGATGGAGCGGCGGAATCCGGAGGTATGGGCGCGGTCGTTGTCGGGTGAGATGAGATCAGCGGAGGGGGAGGCTGGGAGTTCGCGGGCGGGGTCAGCGAACCACATTCGGTCGCAGTACGCGGACATTTGGAATGCGAGTGGTGCTGGGGAGGTGGGGGACGAGCGGTTGGCGCTGGTGTTGTTCGACACGGCGGTGCAGCACGGGGCGGGTGAGGCGAGGAAGATGATGCGGGAGGCTGGGGGTGATGCTGACCGATTCGTCGATTTACGGGAGGCGAGGTATCGGGAGCGGATGGCTGCGCCGAACGCGCACGAGCCGGTGGGGTTTTTCAAGGAAGCGCCGGCGCACCAGCGCGGGTGGGTGGAGCAGCGGATACCGGCGTTGCGGGCGGCGATCGCGCGGCCGTTGCGGGGGATAGGGAGGGTGGTGGGGCCGCGGTGAGGGTTTCTCCGGCCGAACTCGAGCGTCATCGTGCTGGTGCTTTGGCGATGCTTCAGGTTCGGAAGCGTGAGGGGAAGTTCACGGCGGGGGCGGTGGCCCACGTCGAGTACCAGCGGCGGCCCGAGGACTGGATTGTGGAGTATCTGGGGGTGCCGAGGGAGACGCTCCGCTGGTCGATGAATCCGGGCTATGCTCGCGTGGTGGCGAGCCCCGGAGTAGTCGGCTGCGAAGGTCACGAGTGGGACGGGGACCCGGACCCGCTCATCAAGGCGCTCGAGGCCATCGCGAACTGGTCCGACTGTGGTGTCGAGTCAGCCACGGGGACGGGGAAGACGTTCCTGGCTGGGTGCGTAGTGCTGTGGTTCCTCGCCGCGTTCGAGAACAGTCTCGTCGTCACCAGCGCGCCGAAGTCGGACCAACTCCTCTTGCAGGTCTGGAAGGAGATCGGGCTGCTGTGGCCCAGGTTCAAGCGGCACTTCCCGCAGTCCGCGATGCTCACCGGGAAGATTCGGATGCGGCCCGAGGACGAGGACAAGGAGACGTGGTCGGCGATCGCGTTCGTCGCGGGGGTCGGGGCGGACGAGGACGCTGCTCAGAAGGCCGCGGGCTTCCACCGCAAGGACTTGCTCATCATCACGGAGGACACGCCGGGCATCCCGAACCCGATCATGGAGGCGTTTCAGCACACCCGCACGGACGACCACAACCTGCAGCTCTCACTCGGGAACCCGGACCACCGGAACGACACGTTGCACCGGTTCTGCTTCGACGAGCAGGAGAACCCCTACAAGGGCGTCGTCCACGTCCGCATCTCGGCGCTGGACCACCCGAACATCGTGACAGGGGAGACCATCGTGCCGGGCGCCATCGGGCAGCGGCGCCTCCAGCAGCGCACCGAGCGATACGGGGTGGGGTCGAGGCTCTACCAGTCCCGTATCAGGGGGATCTCGCCCTCGGAGTCGGCTGACGCTCTCGTGCGGTGGGAGTGGTGCGTGGCTGCGGCGGCGCGCTACGACGACCCGGCATACCGTGTGGGGTCACCGGCGCTGGGGGTGGACGTGGCGGCCAGCGAGAACGGGGACAAGGGCGCGATCGCACGGATCCAAGGCGCCTGCATCACCGAGGTTGAGGAGTTCGCCTGTCCTGACCCGAACGAGCTGGGCCGGCGGGTTGTCCTCGAGGCGCGGGACAAGGCGAACCCAGTGGATCCGCGGTACATCGGGATCGACGACGTGGGGGTGGGCGCCGGGACGGTCAACGAGGCGCGGCGGCTGGGGATGAAGGTGCGCTACCTCTCAGGGGGGTCGCGGGCGATACCGGGGCTGGACGAGGACGCGCTCTGGAGTGAGGTGGAGTCGGATTTGGGGGGGAGGCTGAAGGCCGCGGGGCCGGTGGTGGTGGAGGCCGAGCGGTTCGACTGTCTTCGGAGCCAGGTCTGGTGGAAGATGCGGGAGGACCTGCGCCTGAACCGGTTGGCGCTGCCGAACGACCCCGGCCTCTGGCAGGACCTCTGCACGCCGACCTTCACGACCCGCAACGGGAAGATCTGCGTGGAACCCAAGGAGACGATCATCAAGCGGCTGCGCCGGAGCCCGAACAAGGGGGACGCGGCCTGCTACGGCAACTTCGTGCGCCGGCGGGCATGGCTGTCGAAGAAGGACGCGAACGTGGAGGCGGTGGTGCCCAAGAGGGACCGGGACACGGGGCTTGAGCGCCGGCTGGCGGAACACGAGAAGCGGTCGCGGCGCCAGGAGCAGCGGATTCGGCAACGGTTCAGCGGACGAGGGAGGAAGGCATCGTGAGCGTCGAGACCTGCGTCGTGGGCGCCCTGCCCTGGCTCGCCGTCTTGATGGTGGTGGTGGCGTTCCTCTGCACGAGGGAGAAGCCGAAGCGATGAGGTGGCCCTGGACGAGCGTGGCGCGGCTGGAGGACGCCCGGGAGCAGGTCCAGTACCTGCGGGGCGAGCTGGATGGCGCGCTGCTGACGAACGCGAAGCTGGTGGACCAGATGACCCGCATCAGCCGGCGAGAGGCGGGGCTGCCGGAGGTGCCGCGGGAGCCGAGACCGATTGAGGCGACGGAGCCGATGCCGAGGCCCCTGAGGGAGCATATCCTGCGGTTCTCGAGCCAGGCTGTGCAGCGGTCGCTGCGGGAGCAGGCCCTGAAGAAGCACTCCGAGGGACTCTCGTGGGACGATATCTCGAAGCTCGTGATGAGAGAGGGGGACACAGATGGGTGACATCCCGATTCGGCATCACCAGACCAAAAACGATCCCCGTCAGAACGTGCGTATCGGCGGGCTCGAGCGCACGCTCCACAACTTCAACGTCGAGATGGGGCAGAAAGTCGCAACCGTCCTCAGCCGATACCACCGGGACAACGTGGTCCCGCTGCTGGCCCGGGTGGAGTGGCTGGAGAAGCCCCTGTGGCTGCGGTTCTACCTGCGGAGCCGGCAGTTGGGTAGCACGGTGCTACCGTGGCTGCGGTCGAAGCTCGCCAAGAAGGCCCCGGCCCCGATGGAGCCTCCGGCACCGCCAGTCGCGAGCGTGCCGGCGTCCGAGGCCAAGCCGGAATGACGATCGACCTGCCCGGCGTCGAGGACCCGATGCTGGTAGATGCCCTCGTGGAACTGACCCGCCGAGCCGCGGAGAGGTTCACTGGCAACGTGGAGTTCAACTTCACCGACGGGACGCCCCAGAAGGTGCGTGTGACCTCGTTCCGCCCGCTCGGCGTACCGAAGCACGCTGTAAGGCGTGTGAGGACGTTGGCTTGACAGTCCTGCTCGGAGCGCGTACCTTCGCGACATAAGTCGTACCCCGTGCGCCCTACTTGGCGCGATGCTGGGACTGACTCGACTCAGCCCAGCGGCTGGCACTCAAAAGGCCGGCCGCTGGGCTGTTTCGCACCCAGGAGGCTCGATGACCGGACCGATGCTACCGCGTCCCATCGCCCCAGCCCCACAGCCCGCACCGATGGCAGGCCCCCCGGCAGCGATGCCCGAAGGGATGGGCGAGCAGCCAGGCGTGGAGAAGGTCGCGTGCCCGAAGTGCGGCTTCACGTTCGACCCGGAGGCCGCCAAGGCCGCGGGAGGCGAGGGCCCGGCACCCACTGACGTCAAGTCGTTCTTCGAGGCCCACCGGCCCGGTGCGGCGATGACGCGGCCCGCGGGGCCGATGCGTTGACGGCTCCATCCGGCGAGCCCCAGCTCGTCATCTCCCCGCTGGCCGAGAAGAACGAGGCCGACAAGGCAGGGAAGCGCAGCGGGCCGGAACTAGCCCGCAGCCTCGTGCGGATGCACCGCGCCGGACTCAGGGCACGACGCCAGCGCGACCTCCTCAGCGAGAAACTCCTCCTCCACATCGACGGCACCGGCGACTTCCAATGGGCGGAGATCTACGACGGCCAGAAGGTCGTCATCCCCCGCCTCATCAGCGACTACCGCAAGACTGAGAACGTCCTCCGCCTCGTCGTGGACAACGCCGTGGCGCACCACACGACGATGCCCCTGCGCTATCTCGCCGAGGCGTCATCGGACCGGGTGGCAAAGTCGAAAGCCATCGTGGACACGGTCTGGGGCAACCACCTCTCTCACGAGCAGGACTTCAACGGCCTGTTCAGCGATGCTCTGTACCTGGCGATGCCCGCGGGGTTCTGTCCCGTGCATCGCTACTGGCGCGAGGACGCATCCCTCAACTACGAGCCGGCTGGCCCAGTCGAGGCCGCCGGCCCCGGCACGCTCGACTGCTTCCTGGGCAACCCGTTCGGCACGGTGTTCGACAGCGGCGCGAAGCGCGGCGTCATCCACTGGGCCTCCTACGAGCGGGTGCTGCCCGCGAAGATGATTCGCGACAAGTACAGCCACATCAAGGGCGTGGACAAGCTCGAGGGGTCCCCGCGCCTGACCTCTGCAGCCTCCTTCCAGCGCATCGCAAGCTCGTGGAGGATGGGCGACATCGGTATCCACGGCTCCGGCATCCTCGACCAGCGGCGCGACGACAGGGACGACGACGAGGAGTTGATGCTGCTCGTCTGCCGCGAGATCCTGCCTGGGGTGGACGCGCAGTACCCCGGGGGTCGGATACAGCTCGTCGCGGTGCCCGGAGCGGTGGACCTGCGGCGCGGCGAGGGCGACGGCGACAACGCCGTGCTGCTCGTGGAGCAGGATCTGCCGGCCGGCGACTTCTCCTTCACGAACTTCTACTCGCACTCCCGCGGCGAAGACGTCCACGGGAAGCCGTGGGTCGAGGACCTCGACGGGCTGCAGGTCGATCTCAACATCGCCAAGTCGAAGCGGTGGGAGGCCGTCGTGAAGATGTTCGACGCGCCCATCGTGGCGCCCGGCGGCGCGATCCACGAGGATATGGCGGAGCTGGGCGGCTACAACCTGCTCGAGATCGAGCCGAGCCTCGCCGCGTGGCGGCCGCGCCAGATGGAGTTCGCGCAGGGCGTGCTGGCCGCGCTGGACAAGGAGATCGAGGAGCTTCGCAGGGCCATCTACACGGGCGGCGGATACCAGGCGTCCTCGCGAGGCGAATCGCCCGGCTCCCGCACTCCCTACCGCGCCATCGTCGCGCTGCAGCAGGCGGACAACAGCATCCACGGACCAACCAACGTGCGGTTCCAACGGTCGGCGTGCGACTTTCTGCGCGGCTGCTGGCGGCAGATGAAGGCATATGGCGACAAGCCGTGGCTGGTCTCCATCGTCGGGGACGAGTACGCGCACCTCGTGACGCCCTACATCGACAACAGTCAACTCTCCGACCGTCCGCCCAACTACAAGCTCGTCAACACCTTCGGATCCAGCCCCGAACTGCGGGCGCAGGAGGTGCTGGAAATGATGAAGACGGCGGGAGCCGACGGCGAGCCGTTCCTCTCGACCGAGGAAGCGCGCCGACTCTACCCGAACTTCCTCGTCACCGCCGACGCGACGAACCCCAAGGCCGTCCAGCGGCGCCGCGCGAAAACCGTCGCCGAGGCGTTCGTCCACCTGGCCGCCGAGTTCCGCAAGCAGTCGAAGATGGAGGAGGAGTCCATCGCCCATCCGTGGGTTCAGCAGGCGGCGCTGCAGGTGGCGGCTGTGGTGGAGGATCAGTTCCCCCGGATGCGCGACGACGACCTGATGGCGCACCTCGCGGCCTATACCGAGGTGACCCAGGACGAGACGGCGGACCCGATCGCGCGGCTCGCCGCGAAGATCCGTCAGGACAGCTACTACGAGTGGCAGGCGATGCAGGCCGGCCAGATGCCCCAGATGACACCTGCCGCCGCCCCAGGTTCGGGGCCGCGGCCGACCAGTATCGCCCCCAGCGCCATCGCTGCAGAGATGCAGGGCGCCGGGGGCCGGACCCCAGCCGCCGTGCTGGGATGAAGACGATGACCGCCGGCTCCACGCTCGCGGCCAGTAGACGGAGGGCCCGGACACCGCGAATGCCGCGTCCGCTGGCACCGTCGCCACACACGAGGATGGGATGACCGCACCGGAAGTCGTACTCGACGCCCCAGCCGCCGCGCCTGCCGTCGCGCCTGCCAGCGAGCCCGAGAAGGTGGCACCTTCCACCCCGGAGACCCCTCCACCCGACCAACTTCTCAGCCGCCGCGAAGCGAAGCGGGGGCTGCACCAAGACCGTCCGGCCGCACAGCCGGCGCCCGCCGCCACGGAGGCCGCGCCCCCGGGTGGGGCGGACGTAGTGCCTCCGGCGGCGGCGCCAACCGCGGCCCCGTTCTCCGCGTCGATCCCGCTGCCCGAGAACCACCCCCTTCGCGAGATGGGTGTGACCTCGTTCCGGGCGACGAGCCCGCAGGAGGAGCGCGCGATGCGCGCCCTGCTGAATGGTTACGAGCGGCGAGCCACGGTCGAGCAGCTCAAGGCCCAGCTCCGCGAGAAGGAGACGCGCGAGGCGGAGAATGACGCCCGCCGCGCCGCCACGCAGAAGTGGACCGGGCGGCCCGAGTACAAGGCTGCGGTCGCCAAGTACGCCGAGATCAAGGACGCCTTCGGCCAGGACGAGGCGGACCTCTACTGGCGCGGAGTGAACGACGGCTTCGAGAAGCTCGCCCAGGCCGAGTTCGAGCAGCGGGTCGGCCAGCTCCACGAGCAGGACCGTACCGAGAACGCGCAGCGATGGAAGACGGAGGCGTGGCAGAACGCGAGCCTGCTGCCGGTGTCCATCCGTGGCCTCCCCACGTTCTCCCAGTTGTTCGAGGACGCGGTGATGAGCTTCAACGCCGAGATCGAGTTGGGGCACTTCCCCCAGGTCGTGGACCACGAGAGCGCCCACAAGGCGTTCAACGGATTCTTCGGGACGCGACTGACGTTGCAGCCCGAGGTGGTGGACCTCTACAAGCGGTCCACCCAGAGCGTAGAGAGCAACAGAACCGCCGCCGCCGCCAAGGCCGCGGAGGAGCAGCGCCAGCGCGACAAGATCGCGCAGGAAGCCGTGGAGAAGTACAAGGCCGAAGTTGCCAACCGCCGGAACCCAGTTCCCCCGCATCCGCTGGCGAATCTCGGTTCTGGAAGTCGCGACCTGGGGCCCCAGGGTGGAAGCGCGGCCGCGGTAGAGCCCGCCGCCGAGTTGTCCGCTCATGACGTGAGACGCCAGGCGAGGCTGGGCGCGCGGGAGGACTCGCGCCGCCGACTCGCCGGCCCCTAAGGGACATCCAGGTCGCGTCAGATGACGCGACGGAGCGACTGAGAAAATGGGACTGGGTTCACAGGCCGCCAAGGCCGAACTACTGAGCGAGATCGCAGGGCTCACTCACGACATCTTCGTGGGCCGTGTGTCTCAGAACGTGCGCCGGGAGTCGCCGGCGTCGCAGTTGTTCCAGAACGCAGGGACGGGGGACTACCGGCTCGAGGGCCAGAAGATGGTCTTCGCCGGTGACTTCCGGTTCAAGACGGGCTCGATGGCGACGAACGGCTACCTGCCCGACCACTCGCCGATGGACGCCGTGCAGGGGTACATCACCCCCGTCCGGCGCTACGCGCGGCTGGCGATCGACAACTTCGTGGAGAAGGCCGCGAGCGGCCCCGGCGCGTTCGACGACCTGTCCGACCGCATCTTCGACCTCCTGTGGGACTCGTGGAAGTCGATGGAGATCCGCCACAGCATCGGCGGGTCGAGCGGGCTGGTCGGGAAGTGCTCGAGCAGGACGAGCTCCACCGTCTTCGTCATCAAGGACGCCTTCGGCAACGCGGGCACCAACGCCCTCGCGCACATCTCCGAGGGCTCGATCCTGTGCTGGTACGATATGACCGCGACCGCCGGCATCGACGGCGCGGGCATCGTCTCCAGCATCAACTACTCGACCGGCGCCATCACGATGGACTCGGCGGCGACCTGGGAGCCGGCCGACACGCTCGCGGCGGACGACCTCATCTACTTCGCCACGACGAACAACATCGCGACGGACTACTTCGTCAGCGAGCGGAACATCGCGCCGAACGGTCTCGGGACCATCGTGGATCCGAACGCCGACGCTTCCACCGTCTTCAACATCGCCGAGGCGACCTACCCGCGGAGCAAGCCGTTCCGCAAGGCGTCGGTGACGTTCGACCACCTCGAGCTGACCGAGCACTGGCTCCAGCTCGCGTCCAAGCGCGGTTTCGGCGTGACTCCCGGAACCGACACCGTCATCACCTTCCCCTCGTGCGTGGCGCAGATCGCGCGCTCGCTCCTGGGCTTCCAGCAGCAGGCGTACACCGGCGACAGCCTGAAGGGCGGCTACCGGACGGTCACGGTGGGCGGAATCCCGATCGTGGAAGACAACTTCTTCTTCCACAACGTCGCGATGACGCTCAACAAGCCGAACCTGTTCCGGGTGAACCTCGGGGCGGACGCTGACTTCTGGGGCGAGGACGGCTCGATGTGGAGCCGCATCGCCGACTTCGACGGCAAGGAAGCCTTCGTGGTCGATTACATCCAGCAGTTCAGCCCGAACCGCGGCGCGCACTCCGCGCTGACGGGGATCACGACCGACGTCACGGACAGCGATTGGGATGCCGTACCTAACTATTAGTTGGGTACTAGCGTAACTACTGGGTTGGGGGTGCGTTGATGGCCCCCAACCTAGAGGTCCGAAGCGAAGCAAGATGAGTAGGACGGGGGAAGCGCACGCCCCGCACCTTGACTGGAGGAGTTCTGCCAATGGCACGCGACCGTACACGTATTCGAATGGAGCCGATGATCGCCTTCGGCGTTCCGGTCTACGGGGGGGCGCTGATCCCCACGCTGGGCCAGGACTGGTTCGTGGACCCCAACGCCGACGTGTTCGTCCCGAAGAAGGCGTGGGGCCTGGGCAAGTCAGACGACCGACCGTTCAAGACGCTGGCGGAGGCGCTGGCGGCCTGCAACACGCACGACCGCATCTTCATCACGGGCAACATCCGTGAGGAAGGGCTCATCTGTTCCAACCTGAAGTTCGACGTCAGCATCATCGGCGTGGGCGGGCAGCACCACCCCGACCAGCCGACGTCGGCCTACCACCCGGGGTCCGCGTGCATCCGGCCGCCGGCCTCACCGACAGCGGTGACCTCGCTGCTCAACGTGCGCGGTCGCGGCTGGCAGTTCCACAACATCCTGTTCGACTGTCCGGTGGACGCGGCCGGCATCAAGCTCATCCGCAACAGTTCCTCGGGCACGTCGGAGTACGATGCGGGGCACGCCATCATCCGCAACTGCGACTTCCGCAGCGGGCTGGATGGCATCCGGAGCTTCGACGGCATCTTCAACCTGACGATCAGGGAATGCGTCTTCG